CTGGGCTATTTAAAGGAGGAACAATGTCACATCCAGTACCAGGTATGGATTATTATTGCGAGTATTGTAAGAAACTAATAGAAGAACCTATACATTCTTGCGATATCTAAAGAACATTATTGGCGTGTTTGTCTTTCTCTTTATGAGTTCAAGACAAACACTTTAAGAAGGGAATACAATGGACGAAGTATATGATAAGTTAGACAGCTTAGATGCTGAACAGTTAAAGACTGTAATTAGATGGACACTAACTGATTTACATAAAGCTGCTAACTCAACTAACTATAAAAAGTTAGATGACAAAGTAAAAGGATGGTGTGCAATGCTTGAAGAAGCAGTGATACACCAGATAAACAAAGCATACAAAGCTAACGATAGCTGGTATGAGGAGGGTAAATGAATATAAATACAGCTATAAAAATGATAGACAAAAAGATAAGTTTAATAGCAGATATTCAAATGGTCATTGTTGATTATCTTGGTAATCAAGACAAAGAATTTAGAACAAATTTTGTAATGACTGCATTAACTAATGATGCACTTAGAGATGATTTTACAAAGTTCTTAAATCAAACAGAAACAGATGACAATATTAAAATACAAATGACAGAAATAAATGAAATGTTTTTGTCTATGAAAGAGGAGGAATAATGCCTAACTGGACAGATAACAAAGTAGTAATCAGAGGGACAGCAGAAAATGTAAAACGTTTTATGAATGACATAACAACTTTAGAAGCTAACTCAGATGATACACCGAATCAAATATATAACTTAACAGATATTAATCCAGTACCAGACGTGTATAAAAATATGCACAGTGGTGCAAGAGAGATTGATGGTGTTAGATATTCAGAATGGTTTGAAGATGATGAAGGTGTAAGACCTTTATTAGATATTAATAAAGAAGAAATCATTAAGAAACATGGATATGCTAACGCAATTGACTGGCAATATGGTAACTGGGGTACTAAATGGGGAGACTGTGATACAGAAGTACAAAGTGAAACTTATACAGATACACACGGTACAGTTGATATGACATTTGGTAGTGCTTGGTCGCCACCTTTTATGTTATTAAATGATATTGCAATTAAATATGATTTAGAAATAACTGCTAAATATATTGTTGAGTTTGATGATGATGAGCATATAGATAGATATCCATTATCTTTAAAAGAAACAGATAAGTTATATAAACAACATCGTGAAGGATTAGAAATCATGAGAGACGCAGTTGAAAAAGTAACTATTTTTAATATGGAAACAGATAATGAATAATATTATTGAGTTATATTCTCATTGTGTTTTGTGTTATAAAGAATTAGAAGAACTAAATTTCTTTACTAGTCCACAAAATTATCAGGATGTATCAATAGGATTAAGTGCTGACAAAAAGAAAATGCAACTCTGGTGTAATAGACATAATGAAAACATTCATGTATTTGAATTAGCTGATACGCTTGATGCTTGTTGTGATGATTGTGCGTTATAAGAGGATTAGTGGCATCTAATTGAACGCAGCTAAGGCTACTTACATTGCTGGTTTCCCTTTGTACCAGCCGGTTAGACCAAGATGTAGGTAGCTTAGTGTTTATTAGTAAGAGTTAGATTAATACCCTGTTGTTCTAACGACTGAACGTAAGCACTAAGCTATCTATAAACAATAATACAATGGCGTGCTGTTGTTAAGTTAAGATAGTAAACCATCTGTTGTATCATTTTAAAATAGCTTAACTAGAATATCTACAATACACAGATGGCGTAATTGTATGTCTGTCTTTTGTCTTATGACTCAAAGACAGACATACTACTAAAGAAGGGAGTATATGGAATACTTAGAAGTAAACGATGAAGAAATGTTAGAATATCTAATAACTCTTACGTACGTTAATATGCCTGGTACTAAAGGTAAACATAGACACGTAAGAATTATACTCAAAGCTACGGACCCAGTACAAGCTATGGTTCGTGCAATGAATATAGATATTGCAAACAAAGCTGAAATGATGACAGACTATATTGGACCTTACCCAGATAAAATGGGACAGAGTACATTTACAAGGGAAGAGATAGAAGAAATCAGACAGCAAGCTATTGATTCAGGATTATTCCAAGACTGGTTGATAGGTGTTAAACCTACAGCCATCCAAGTAGTCTTGCAGTCCAAAGTAGATATCATTAACAACATTGCTATTGATGAAGTTATGGAACATTCTACACACATAGGAAGTCAAGCCGAAGACTTTCTTAAAGAACAAGATAACAATAATGATAAGAAAGGAAGTGACAACGATGAATGATGATTGTTGGCAACTTATTAATGATGTTATACCAGTATCACAAAGGATACTATTATGGGGTCCACCAGGTACAGGTAAAACATACAGTGCAGTGAAAGAAAATGCACCTATAAATATAAATGGAAGTACTAATGTATTTCAAATAACAATGACAGAGGACACTGCTAGTGCAAACCTAGAAGGTTTTTATAAACCTAGTAGTGATGGAAACTTTGTATGGAATGACGGTCTAGCTATTCAAGCATGGAGAACAGGTGGTAGATTGGTTATCAATGAGATAGACCACGCTTCACCAGATGCTATGACATTTCTGCACGCTATATTAGATGACCCAGAAATTGCAGGTATTACTTTAAATAATGATACCAAAGAAACTGTTCATCCAGCACTAGGGTTTCAAGTTATTGCAACTACTAACAGCCCACCTGAGAGTTTACCTTTAGCATTAAAGGATAGATTCCCAGTTCAGGTACACGTAGATAGCATACATCCTAAAGCAATGGAACAATTCCCAAGTAATTGGCATGATGTTATTAACGATACAACATTAGTTGATGACCCAGAAGATAGAGTATCAGTTCGTTCTTGGAAAGAATTCTTTATGTTAATAGATAGAGATTTTACTGAGGAGAAAGCAGCCAAGCTTATATTTGGTAGCAAAGCAGAAGATATTATTGACGCTGTAATGGTTGCTAAAGCTGACAATGGATAAAGCTAAACCTTATCCAGAAATAATTACTAGTACTACTTGGAAAATTAACGAAGCAGTTGAAGGTCAACAACCTAAAACTGACAATATAAACTATCAAATGACTGTACCGTTAGGTAAAGTCTGCGAGTTTTGTGGAGTTAATCACGGTAGAAATGTCAGAATGCTACAGCTAGGCCATGCTAAATGGTCGCCTAAAACTGTAGGTAAACTAGGACATAATACTAGATTAGAAGCTGTTGAAGTACTATCAGATGCAAGAATTAAGTGGTTGTTATTTGTAGAAAAAATAAAATTTACAAATGATTTTATATGTCCACAATTAATACAAGCACAATTTAATCAGCTATTACCAGTAGGTAGTATAGGAGAAATTATAATGTTTCTTCTTAAATATACTAGTTGGGAAATGCCATCTAGTAGAAATTCTTGGTATAGTACAAGATATTATTCTGAGTTAACTAGTTCATTGATTAGATTAATGGAATACTATGGAGATGATATGCGTTTTACACAACAAAGACGTGCTGAGTATGCATTTATTATTCACCAATATCATGAAGTATTAGAAATATTACTTAATCGTAGTAGAAAAAAGATAATACCATTTAATCGTGTTAAAGTTGCAGCTAAATACTTAACTGTATTCTTAGATGAACTTAACGAAAGACCTAGTCTTGATGAAATCTGGGACAAAACCTTAAAGCAACAAAGCAGTTCGCTTGGTAGTGAAGCTGGGGAAGAAGATGGTCTTACCATCGAAGACACAGCTGAAGATGGTGCAAATGCTGCAAGCGCAGGTGATACGAAAAAACAATTAGAATATCGTATGCGTAAAAGCTTAGTAGAGGAAATGACTTATCGTTCTCAACACGGTATGGGTAGATGGGGTATTATGGAAATAGAAAATCCTATACTTCAAGTTAATCTAAATGGTAAACTTAAAAATGGTAGAGGATATCGTGCTATGAATTACGGTCACAATCCTAAATACATTAATAGATACTGTATAGATAAACAAATCTTCAAACAAAATCATAGAGTTAAAGGAGGTACTATTCTTATAGATGCTTCAGGTTCTATGCGATTTAATGGTGAAGATATACTAGAGATAATGAATATACTACCAGCTGTAACTATTGCTATGTACAATGGTGGTGGATTAGGTGGTATATTACGCATTATTGCTAAAGGTGGACGTAGAGTTACACAGGATTACTTAGATAGATATACCGGTGGAGGTAATATTGTTGATGGTCCAGCATTACGCTGGCTAGCAGAAATGCCTGCACGTAGAATATGGGTATCAGATATGAAAGTATTTGGTGTTGGTGCTAATTCTTCAGGTTATAATTTACTTAAAGATTGTTATGATATTTGCACACAGAATAAAATAATTAATCTAAAAGATATAGATGAAGTTAAAGAACACGCACTTAAATTAAATATGTGATACAATATAAAGCATTAGAAAGTAAACTAGCAATAGTGTAGTGTTTCCTTTCCGCTATAAAAGCTTTCTAAAGTAATGGAATAGAGTCGGAAGAGAACTCCGAACATGGTTTAATTCGTACTATCTGTACAATGTCAATCCCAATAGTGAACACCATTACGCTTTATATGTTTGCATAAAATATAAATGAAGTATAATGAATAGTATGAAAGATATAGATAAACTGCTGAAAGAAGCAGAAACTGGAAAAATCAACCGTGTATCACAACGAATAACTGATGAAGCTATGCCATTCTGGAATGGTATAGAACAAATGGTGCAATCAGGTAGGAAACCTAGACCTTACGTAGTGTCAAGGTTATTACGTGATGAGTTTGATATAAAAATAAGTGAGACTGCAATAAGGAATCACTTTAGAAACTTGTTAGAGTATGTCGAATAAAAAGAAAGTAGAAGAGTTATTAGCTGAGGCTGAATCTAAAAAGATACAAGAACTTAAAGCTGATAACTTAAAGTTACTGCGACAATTAGAGAAAGCTAAAAATAAAAAAGCTGATATGATTGAAGCAGTATATCAAGCTGTATCTACGAACTTAAGAACATGGGACAAACCTAAGATACCTAAGCCTAAGCTACACAAACGTACTAAGAACGAAGAAGTAGCTGTTGCTGTATTAAGTGACGTACAATTGGCGAAGGTAACACCAGATTATGATACAACAGTAGCAGAAGAACGTGTTATTGAATATGCAAACAAGATAGTTGAACTAACAAATGTACAACGTTCAGCACATCCTGTAAACAAATGCGTGGTTCTAGCTGCTGGTGATATTGTAGAAGGTGAATTAATATTTCCAGGACAAACACATTTAATAGACGCTTCGTTATATAACCAAGTTACTATTGATGGTCCTAGAATATTAACCAAGTTTTTCGATACATTATTGGCGAACTTCAATGAAGTAGAAGTACATTGGGTGATAGGTAATCATGGTAGTTTAGGAGGCCGTGCAAGAAAAGATTATCATCCAGATTCTAACGCTGATAGAATGCTTGGAAAAATTATGTCAATGATATACAGGGACGAAAAGCGAATGACCTGGACAATACCTGATAGTACAGGTGATAACCATTGGTTTGATATTGCAGATGTAGGTGAAGGATGTAAATTCTTTGTATGGCATGGTGACAATATAAGAGGACACAGTGGATTTCCATGGTATGGCTTTGGTAAAAAACTATTAGGATGGAAAGCATTAGCGTCAAGAGGATTAATGCCTGATTTTGATTATGCAATTGCTGGACATTTTCATACACCTACAACAATGTATGTTAACGATGTACGTTTATGGGTTAATGGTTCTACTGAAAGTTATAATACTTATGCATTAGAACAGTTAGCAAGTATGGGACGACCATGTCAATGGTTGCTATTTGCTAAGCCAGGTTCAGGAGTAACTGCTGAATACCTTGTAAAATTGAAACATAACTGATATAATAATGAATACTATGATAAAAAACTTAGAGAAGTCTGAGTGGAAATTGACTGGTATTGAGTATAGTGGGCTAGGTGATAGACCATATTTTATACTTTGTAATGACGACCAAGTCAAGCTAGTACCCATAACAAAAGGGGTACATAACTTAGACGATGTACTAGAATATATATAAGTTATTTATCGTTTTCTCTTGATGAGTTCAAACGATAAATAAAGGAAGGGTTATTATGACTAATAACGTTGACTTACTATCTCCATTTCCACAGGAGTTAGTTCGTAAAGCACCTGCAGGTAAGTTCGGTGATTATGTGCCACACGCACATTATGTTGAACGCTTAAGGGATAGTGGAATAAATTACAAATGGGAATGCGAACCAGTGTACAGCACACACAATGGAGAAAAACGTATTGTCGGTGCTAAGGGTACTATTACTTTAGACGGTATGGGTAGCTATACAGGCTTTGGTGATGTAGATACATTTAAGTTAAACAATGACAAGTTTAATGATGGTAGCAATCTTAAAGACGCAGAATCTGACGCATTTAAACGTGCATGTATGAGGTTTGGCCTTGGTGTAGAGCTATGGTCAGGCAGTAAACAATCAGAAGAAGAAGCTACTGCTGGTACTCAACAAGAAGATAGAGTAGAAGTAACCAAAGTAGATATGCGTAAGAAAGAAAATCAACCTACACCAGAAGATATTAAACGTATGGAAGACATAATGGATAGTATTGTTGGTGAAGATTCAAAAGACGAAGCACCTTTCTAATGCCTGATTTAGAGTTTATAGCCAAGACTATACACACAATGACTGAAAATGTTCAGAACAAAGAAACATTACATAAGATTATGGGTACAGCAAATGAGTACGCTAAGACTATGAAGTTTCCTAAATCTAAAACTGAATGGTCAGACGAACAACTGGATAAATATTTTAACATGATTGAAAAACTTGTTGATATGCCAGTTGAATATACTCAGAATGACTTTGATAGTTTATCATTAATGGATAAACTTAAAGCAGTTGGCTTAGAAGCAACAGACAAAACCGATGGTTTACAACAACCAGGAGGTCTTGTCGGAGAGGTTGTTAATCAAATGGAACAACAAAATAAATATCGTGACGATTTGAAATGTCCTTATTGCCAAGCAATGGTATATGATAATCGTAACAGCAAAAAGTCAGACAAAAGTCCAGACTTTACTTGCAGCACTAATGACCCTGTTGTATGTGGTGGACATACAGGCAAATGGCGTAAGTCATGGTGGTTAGATAACACTGACATACCAGAAGAATGGGGTATATAATGAATAGATTACAGCGTAGGGCTGCTAAATCTAAAAAGAAAACTAGGTATAGAGGTTTAAGTAAACGACAAGTACTTACACCTGATAGCTGGAGATAAGGAGGTTCTAATGATACCTGAATCATTTAGAGGTGAAGACATACCAGCATATATTAAAAGTAAGACACAACTGGTAGCTTATGTTCTTACAAGATATATGGGAGAAAGTCCTATAAGTAACTGGGAGTTTGTAGCTGAGTTATACTGCCATAGATTTGGTGGTATTATACATAATCTTAGGCAGGAAGGTTATAAGATAACAACATTACCTGCCAAAAAACGTGGCTTAGTACATTACTATTGTACTGAGTTACCTGCAAAAGCTACCATTAGCTAATGATAGAACTAATAATTGGGTGTTTGTTTCCTTATTTACTTACACCCAGTAACTTACCTGAGTACCGAAGTTGTTTAGAAATAGAAACTAAAGTAAACTATGTGTTGAATCATTCAACTTTGGTATCCAGGTATTTTAATGAGGACGACATCCTGCAAGCATTGACTGTTATTTATTGTGAAAGCAGTGGCCGCACATCTGCTGTAGGTAATAACAAAGATGGAACACAGGATGTTGGACTCTGGCAATTTAATGACGATACATGGGCTTGGTTAAAACCTAAACTTGGTATAATAAGTAAGCGTACTAACCCAGAAGTATCTACTGCAGTTGCAGCATGGTTAGTTTATAACGATGGATGGCACCATTGGGATAGCAGCAAACATTGTTGGAAAGATTACAATAACAGATACATTACGAAGGAGACTAAATGAGTACTTTTTTTAAAAGTTCATCTGACAAAAAAAACATATGGCGCAGAGAACTTTATGACATAAAATGTATTAACTGTGATAAATTATTTAAAGCAGATACAATTAGAGCAAAAAGATGCACACCATGTGAACAAGAAATGTTTAATATATATATGGAAATGGGAGGATAAATGAACCAAAAGAAAATAGACATAGATAAGATTAATATCTTTACACATCATAAGTATTTAAAAGTATGGGCTGCAATGTTTAGTAAAGCATGTGGCAGCGATACATTTAATGTAGCACCAGACACAGCAAAGTTACGGTTCCTTATGGATAAATTTGTAATGGATTACAATTGGAACTTAGAACAACTTGAAAACGAACATCAACATGACGCACATGTTAAAGACTATAATAAGATTGAAGCTGATAAAGAAGAAGAATGAGTCTATCTGAAATAAGAGAGGAAGCCATGCAACGTGCAGGTGGTAAATGTGAATGGCCATATTGTAATGATAACAAGTGGTTAGAACTAGCACACATACAAGGCATAGGCATGGGTGGCAACCCTAAAAGAAAATTTGATATTAATAACGTATGTATTTTATGTAAGCATCACCATGATGTATATGATGGAAGACAACGTGTAGGTGCAAGCGTAGCGTACAGAGAACTGTTAATGGGTTATCTTAACAGAGAAAGATTAATCACCTAATTTTTTCCATGCTTTTCTAGCTCTTTTAGGTGGGCTAGTTTTATTATCAAACGGATTAACTGGTTTTACTCCACCTGGTAACAATCCATAATTTACTGCATCCACAGTTACATATGCATTGTATGCAAGCTTACCTGTTTTTATTGCAGCATTAGCAATAGTCTTACCAGTAGCTTTAACTGCTTTAGTAAGAGGACTAATAGATTCTTTACCTTTATAATCATTACTATTAGAAACTTGCACATATTTATTAGCGCCTATTTCTTTCATTAATGCCATTGATTCTTCTAAACCAACTTTATTTTTAGCTTTATCAGCTA